AAACATTTTAAGGTTATACACTTAAAAACAATTCTTATTTATATTTATTATAATTAAAAATATTATATGATAATTTTAAAAGAGCAAATAGAATCACAAACTATAAAATTCATACCGAGATTTTACTCGGCAGATACTCTTATTTTAAGAAACGAAACAACTAATATTTCAGTTACATTAAATCCTACATTTGTAGTTGATGGATATTATTTAAAATGTGATTTGGCTTTAGATTTAAAAGAAAATACTTTTTATAATTTAACTATTTTAAGTACACCTTTACCTTTTACTGCTGACAATGGAATTAAAACAGCTGATAATAATATATTAACTGCAGATATGACACAATTTAGTAGTGAAAATTCTTTAATTTATAGAGATAAAATCTTTTGTACAAATCAAAACAAGAATAACTATACTGTTAATGAGAATCAATACATAGAGAACGTTACAACAAACGAATTTAAAATATATGAGTAATATATCAATTGTAAATTTAAGTGCTTATACAAGCCCTACAATACAAGAAAACAAGAAAAACAACTATATTGAATATGGTGCTGATAATAATTACTTTCAATACTTAATTGATAGGTATTTATATAGTGCTACAAATGGTGCTATTATTACAGGTGTTTCTAATATGATTTATGGAAAAGGATTAGATGCTTTAGATTCTAATAAAAAGCCAAATGAGTATGCACAAATGAAATCTATTATAAAAGATTCTGATTTAAAGAAAATAGCTTTAGAAAGAAAACTTTTAGGAATGGCTGCTATGCAAGTTGTAATGGAAAAGAAACAAGTTAAACAAGTGCTTCATTTTCCTATGCATACATTAAGAGCAGAAAAATGTAATGATAAAGGACAAATTGAAAATTGGTATTATCACCCTGATTGGACTAAAAAGAAACCAAGTGAAGAATTAAAACGCATTCCTGCTTTTGGTTTTGGTAACGGAAATGAAGTTGAACTTTATATTTTACACCCTTATGTAAGTGGATTTGATTATTATAGTCCAATAGATTATTCAGGTTCTTTGCCTTATGCTTTGCTTGAAGAAAACATTGCAGATTATCAGATTAATGATTGTCAAAACGGTTTTAGTGGAACCAAAGTTATCAATTTCAACAATGGTATTCCTACTGAAGAAATGCGTGATAAAATGAAACGTGATGTACTTGGGAAACTAACAGGTGCAAGAGGTGAAAAAGTTATTATTGCTTTTAATGCAAATGCTGAAAGTAAAACTACAGTTGAAGATTTACCTTTAAATGATGCTCCTGCACATTACGAATATTTAAGTAAAGAATGTTTTGAAAAATTAATTGTAGGTCATAGAGTTACAAGTCCTATGTTATTAGGAATTCGTGAAACAGGTGGTGGATTAGGTAACAATGCAGACGAAATAAAGACTGCTACGCTATTATTTGACAACATAGTAATAAAACCATATCAATTAGAAATAACTGACGCCTTAGATGAAATTTTAGCTATTAATAATATATCATTAAAGTTATATTTTAAAACTATCCAACCATTAGAATTTGTAGATATATCAGGAATGAACGCAGAAACAACAGAAGAAGAAACTGGTGTTAAAATGAGTTCAGATAGTAACGCTGATTTATTAATTGAAAAAGGTGAAACTTTAGGTGACGAATGGTTTTTAATTGATGAAACTGAAGTAGATTATGAAACTGAAGATGAATTAGACTTAGAAATTGAAACTTTAAATAATAAAAAGAAAAGTACATTATCTAAAATGTGGCAATTTATTACTTCTACAGGAACTGCAAAACCAAACGCTAAAAGTCCTGAACAAGATAAAGTTATTGATGGAATTCAATTTATTACAAGATATGTTTATAGTGGTGATTTAACAGGTGAAAGACAATTTTGCAATAAAATGTTAAGAGCAGATAAAGTATATCGTAAAGAAGATATAGTTGCAATGGAAACACAAGTTGTTAATTCAGGATTCGGTCCTAAAGGTTCTGATTCTTATTCTATATGGTTATACAAAGGCGGAGCACGATGCAATCATAAATGGTTAAGAAGAACTTATGCTAATTTTGATGGTGTTAAAATTGACCCTACAAATCCAAATGCAAAAGCTATTAGTTCTGCAACTGCTGAAAAATATGGTTATAGAATTAGAAACGATAAAGAAGTAGCAATGAAACCAAGTGATATGCCTACAAAAGGATATACACAAGAGTATTGGGATAAAATGGGATATACAAATTAATAAGATATGGCACAAGGATTATTTATTTCAACAAATGATATAGTTAAATTTACTGTTTTAAATGGTAATTTAGACCCTGATATTTATACTCAGTATATTTTTCAAGCACAACAATTGCACATACAGAATTATTTAGGTACAAAGTTATATAACAAGATTAATGATGGTATTGTAGCAGGTAACTTAGCAGCACCATATACAACGCTTTTAAGCGTATATATTAAACCAATGGTAATACATTGGGCTATGGTAGAGTTTTTACCTTACGCAGCTTATAAAGTATCTTCAAAAGGAGTATTTAAACATAATTCTGAAAACAGTACAACAGTTGAAAAGAATGAAATTGATTTCTTAATTGAAAAAGAGCGTGATGTTGCACAAAGTTATACAAATAGATTCATTGATTATATGACTTTTAATCAATCTTCATTCCCTGAATATAATAGTAATTCAAATGCTGATGTATATCCAGATAAAGACGCAAATTTTACAGGATGGGTGCTATAAAAGAAACATATAAACCGAAAGAAGTAAACGTTAAGAAATTAGAAATTTTTTTAAATAAATTAGATAAAAGAAATGATACAAGTAATTAATATAGGAACAACTGCAAATGATGGTACTGGTGATACAGTAAGAAATGCATTTGATAAAGTTAATGATAATTTTATTGAAGTTTCAAAAGGATTATATGCACAAACTGCTTTAGGTACTGCTGTAGTTTATGCTCCAAGTGGTGGACAAAAAGACTTAATTGGAACAGGTGTAGGAAGTTTAGTTATTCCTGCTAATACACTTAAAATTGGTGATTCATTTGCTGCTAAAATGTGTGGTAATTTAACTAACACAAATAATCAAATATTGCACTTTAGAATTAAATCAAACGGGGTTGTTATTATAGATGCTTTAGAATATACTTTAGCGACAGCTACAAATAAAATATTTGATTTAATATTAGATTTTACAGTAACAAAAATAGGTGGTGCAGGAGTTGCTGAATTATTTGCAAACGGAAGTTTTACATATAACAAAGATGCTTCAAATGCAATTGAAGGCATAAATTTTGGATTAGTAAGTAATACTGTTTTTAATACAACTGTAAGTAATACACTAACAATTACAGCAGAATGGATAACTAATAATGCTGCTAATTCAATACGTTCACAAAATTTCACATTAACTAAAGTTTATTAATTATGTCAGACTGGGGACAAGGAGCAAATAACAATAATATAGGTTGGGGTCAAGGTGCTTTTAATAACATTATATCTTGGGGTAAATCACATTATGTTAGTTGGAGTGGTGAAACAGACATTGTAGGAAATGAAGGTGGTATAACTACAAATTTTAAAGCAAGAGTTTTAGCTGATTCAGGAGTATTTGAAGCACAATCTTGTTTATTAGCAACATTAGAAAATTTAGATAAGATATGAGTTTATTAGATAAAGCGAGTTTAATTGTAACTCCAAACGCATACAAAACAAGCAAGTTATATTCAGTTGTTCCAAACACTACTTTAGGTGATATGGATGTAGTTCGTGCTACAACAGCAACGAGAGTAAACGCAAGTAGTTTAATTGAAAGTGTAGGGTTAAACATTCCACGTATTGATTACACAAACGGTAGTTGTCCGAGTTTATTAGTAGAGCCACAAAGAACGAATCTGTTTAATAGGTCAGACGATATAGCAAATGCATTCTGGGCTAAAGAAAATTCGTCTATTGCATCCAACACTATTATTGCTCCTGATGGGAATCTAACTGGAGATAAGTTGGTAGAGAATACTTCAAACAGCCAACATAGTTTTGGCATACTCATTGGCAATTCTATTAGCATTACAACAGCTCAAGTTGTTTCAATAAGTTTTTATGCTAAAGCTGGTGAAAGAACATCCATATTTGCTGAATCAAGAAGTAATCTTAATAATGATGGGTTTTTTGCTTTTTTTAATCTATTAAACGGAACTGTTAGCTCTTCTGGAGCAATAGCTGGTGGTACTTTCTCATCTGCGTCAATTAAAGAGGCAGGTGATGGATGGTATCGTTGTGTAGTAAGTGGGCAGTGTTCTATAGGTACAGCAGTAAGACCTAAGTTTATGTTGTGCAACACGACAACAAACAACACATACACAGGTAATGGCACAAGTGGGTTATATATTTGGGGTGCTCAATTAGAAGCGGGTTCATACCCAACTTCATATATTCCAACTATTGCATCTACAGTAACTCGTAATGCTGATGTAATATCTAAAACAGGAATAAGTAGTTTAATAGGAACTGAATTTACTATGTTTTTTGATGGTTTTGAATCTATGGGTGGAGCTAGTAGTAGATACTT